AGGTCAGAGAGGCGCTCCGACAGGGTGTTCAGGGCCGCGATGGCCTCGTTGATGACTGACTGGGTGCTGATGACGCCGGTATCGGCTACTTCGGCCTCAGTCGTCTCGGTGATTTCGGCGTCATTAGCCATGATGTCCTCCAAAGTGGACTTGATTTCGGTTATGTCGGCGCCCTCGTCAATGAGGGCGTCTATTTCAGTGAAGTCAAAGCCAGCCAGAGAAGCCTTTAACTCCAAGATCTCTTCCATTTCTTCATCTGACTTCAGGTCAAGCGGCTTCTCGCCGCTCTCGCGGTAGTGGCGGGCGAGGTGATTGTAAACACCCTTCCTGTCACTGCCTCGTAATGTGCTGCCCCCACGGGCACCATTTAGGCTCCCAATGCCTTCACGAAGACCCCCTAGAGCCGCAGCCCCGGGTGACCCATCACTACTGACGTAGTGGTGGATGAAGGAGTAGTTCGTCTTGAAGGTGGGGTCCTCCCCATTCTTCAAGAAGGCAAAGATCTTCGAGTAGTAAGCCTTGTCGGCCGGAGAGCGCACGTTCTTATACATCGCTGGCTTCCACGGACGGTCGTCAGCGAACCCAACAGCGTGACTGGCGATCGGGCCCTTCTCTTCCTCGGGTCCGCTAATAAGTGCTTCCTTCACGGAAACGGTAGCCGTGCCCGGGGCAGCACCGAACAGCACGGGTGAATACTCGTACCACTCAAGGCGCTTGATGTGGCGGACACCTGTCTCACCCTTCATCTCTGACCCGCCCTCAGGGACTGAGTAGCCGATCGACCACTCCTGCTCCCCGCCGAAGAACTTGATGTCCTCGTAAGCCTCACGGCCACGGGTGGTGTTGAGATTGAACTGCATCTTGACCAGCACACCGCCAGCGTCTGCTTCTTGCAGATGCCTCGGGAGGCGGTCGTCGCCGGGTTCAAGTTCGATCGCTGCGAGGGTGCGTGCAACGGGGATCGTCGTGTCATGCGACCACACCCCCTTGGGGATGCGCTTCTGCAAGGTGTCCGAATACGCGCCGGGTTCGATTACATCGTTGACATTGTCCACAATGTTCGTTACAGAAACAACAGCCTCAACGGTGCCTTCGGCGTCGTTGAGGGCCTTTGCTTCTACCTGTGCCTGCTTTGACTCAAGTTCCACGATGCCCTCCTGAGCGTTCTAAGCCAAGGATAGGTTGTGTAGGCGGAGTTGTGTCGGAGCGTTCAGCCAGCCTATACGGGGGGCGCTACCCGAGGTAGGGCGTACTCCAACAACCCGGACTCCGCAGGAGTGTTCGTGAACAACATCGTGCAGCGACAATTCGCTGTTTCCTGAATGGAAGCGGTAAACGCACCGGGGTGCAGCATCAAATAGCCGCCGACAAGAAACGCATCCGTAATCGGACGGGCTTGACCATCAGCGTGCGTATGTGTAGGTCTTACTTTCGCATCCCGCTGTGACAGCCACACCTTGTATCGGAAGCCCTGCTTCATTGCTACGGCCATCTGGCCCTCGTTGACTCCGAACAGCACCGTGTTGGAGGCAACCAAACGTGCCCGGTTCTTAATCGCCTTATCGAAGACACCCTTCAAATCGTCGGCGATCTCATCAACCGACTTCCCAACTCCCATACCATCGACAATCTTGGATTCAAGTTGTCTACGAGTCGTCATGTTGACTTCAGGGAACATCGCCAACCCAGCGGCTACCGCTATCGCCACGGCTTCCTCGTCGATGTCTAGGTCTTTCCTCGTCATAAGAGCGATGTCGTTGCCGCCATCCATGATGGCTGCCATCAGATAGGACTTCGCATCGGCAAGGAGTTGTTTGTCCCATGTGGGTATATCAAAGACATCATTGACCCCGACCGACACACCCTTGTTGACCTTGTCTCGGATCTTTCGAGACTTCCACTTCTCTAGAACAACCCGCCGCTGCCTCTGGAAGAAGGCCGTCATCTGTAGCCCTACAGAGTCAGCCAAGCGCGCCATCTGTTCCTCTCGGCGCGTCTTCACTTCATCCGCTGCTTGCTCGTCGATCCAAAGATCACCGAACTGAAACCCCCAAGGGGATTCAGATAAAGGGGCCGACTCCTTATCCCCCTTGGCCTCATCTTGACCGTTCAAGGAAGCGGCTTCTTGTGGAACCGCCGCTACAGGTTCGTTGACAGGCGAAAGAGTGGGCGCCCCCGGCGGGATCGTTTCCACAGCATCAGGGTCAGTCAACTGCGGCGGCGTGAACTCAGATGAGGGTGTTTCCCCACTAGCGACCGCCTGCCCAACCGGCATCAGGTTCGCTTGGATGTAGAGCAGGTCAGAGCCAACCGGTTCACGGCCGATCTTCTGCCGGTACTCGTCAATAGAGATAGCCCCAAACTTGAGTTCCTCCAAATGGAACAGGGCGCGCTCCCGTTCGTCACGAGAAAGGATCGCCACATCATTCAGATTGAACTTGACTGTCAATTCCTCTGACCCGTCAAGCCTGTCGAACGCACGTTCGATCAGCATGAGGTGGGGGAGCATCGTCTCACGCCAGAACACTTCGAGTTCCGTATCGGCGTTAGCGAATGTCCGCTCCGCGGCATTACCGATCACTGACTCGGGGACGCCGAACGCCATAAGGATTTCCTCTTTGGCGAGTTGCTTCGTCTCCGTGTACTGGGCGTCACGCTGCGCCATCGACGTGTCAATCCACTTGGCCTGCTCGGCCTCCATGATTGTCATGCGGCCAGCGCCACCAAGGGCGGATCCTGTGTTCCCGAGGAACCTGCGACGGATCTCATCGGCTGAGTCGTCATCCAACTCACCGGTGACCATCAAGATGCCGCCCGGACGACCATCGTTGACCATGAAGTTCCGGTTGTAGATCCGCGAGTAGTAGTCGATGTCGATCGCTAGACCACATGACTCCAAGGGTGATTGTCCCCTGTATGGGTCTGTGGGGTGCGGGATACGGACCCACACGACGTCATCAGGTTTGACGATGCGCTCTTTACTGTTGGGGACCTGAATGGAATACCCCGCAACAAAATTCTTCGGATCTGGAATCGGGAATGTCCACTGTGGCGGCAATAGATAAAGCCCCACCACATTGTCCAAACGGTCCTTCACCACTTCAATGAAAGCCCCCCGCTTGGAGAGCAACACCTGTGATGAAAGTTGAAATCGGAAGTTGAAAGCGTCGTGGTGTGGATTTGCCTTCCTATTCAAGACGGGAAGCAAAGGGCTATCGACTGGTTCTTGTTCTTCATCCAGAATCTGTACGGGAAGGCGAGCAGCGTTTGACGCAATGGCGTACACGCTCTTGAACACCCATGTAACCCTGTCGTTGCCTTCGGCAACAGCACGGTTGACGTCCCAGTCGTCCTTGTAAGCCTTCTTCTTATCAACCGGGTTAATCGACGTCATTTGCTGGTTGTAATAGAAAGCCTTCTCACTTAGTTCATCACGGTTCCACCCGTCACGACTGTGACCAGTAAATCTCAAGCCATCCAGAAATGCCATCTCAGCCCTCGTAACCCGTTAGAAGCGCGACCAAGACAAGCATTCCACCAGTCACTCCGAGTCCAGCGGTAACACCAACGGTGAACCCGCACATGGATACGGCTGCTCCACCCGACACAAGCGCCGTTGCGGAAATCCGTTCTTTTAGGTTCAGGGAGTTCAATAACAATGCCCCGGCTGCTCCTACCACGCTTATACCTGCCCAGACGATGAGGGATGGAATGTCTGCCATTGCGTTCAGCCTACGCTCCCTAGCCCGTCAGTCGTGATAGGACCGGGTTCGTACCGGAACACGGCCTTCCCTCCTACCTGAACATAAGTATCACGACCGAGATTCATCTTGAGGCACTCGGGATACGGAAACACCACCCTCAAGATCTGCCCGTCAAGAGGGCCATCTTGGAAGGTGATCTCGCGGGCATTGTCAACTTTCTTCTTCGCCATTTGACTAATCCCCTAGACGTGAAAAAATGCTGTAGTCCCCATCGGCTAAAGCATGGGAGGTGGTTAGGTTCACAGTGGGCGCCCTCGGCTTCGCTG